CATTAGGTGACATTACTGCTAACGCAGTTGATGGACGTTTAGAAATATACAATGATGGTAGTGAATCGTCGCTACAAGATTCATCAGGAACAGGGTCTATATCAATCGGCGGCGATGCTACATTACTAGGCGAATTAGGTATTGCTACAGGAACATATTATTCTCCAGCATTGCATATCAATAAGCACACTAGAGTTCCAGAATTTAAAGGATCTGATACTACTCCACGTCCTACAGGATCTGTATGGATTAAAACAACAGAGCCAGGTAATGGTGCACGTTGGAGAATGAAAGTATGGAATGATGCTACTAAATTGTGGGATGCTGTAGAAGCACCAATTTATAGTTCTAATGAAGAAGCATTATTTACATTAGATAAATTAGGCGGCGGCGCAAACTTATCAGCAGGAGATATTTATGTACAGTCAAACGTTGCAGGCGACACACAACCACTAGCAACATTTAAAGTATTTAAACGTAACGGCGTAGCACCCACAACAGTTGTAGGATCTGCAATTGGCGCAAGTGGCGTTACAGCTGATACATATAATATTGGAATTCAAGCAACTGCTCCTAATTCAAATGCACTAAGCAACATTGTAGTAATTGAATTTACAACAGCTGGAGCAACTACTGATGCTGAAACAATTGCAGCAGCAATTTCAAATGCAGGAGTTGCTCATGTAAGTGCTGAAGTAGTTACAGGAAATAAAATTGTAATATCTCATGCAAAAGGCGGCGACATTAAATTAACTGACGACGGTAGCACACCTGTTTTAGGTAACATAGGATTTGCACACTTTGTAAGTGTAACAGACGGTACACCTAATTTATATTACGAATCAGGAACAGACGGCGACACAGCACCATTACAACTACGTGCTAGTTTATGGAAAGCAACAGTTAATTCGTCTAATTCAGAAGTTGCATTTTATACTGCGTCAACAGACGAAGTAACGTCACTAACAAACGACGGTGCCTTGTGGTACAATTCAATTGTCGACGAAGTAGACATTATGATCCACGATGGCGATACCTGGGTAGGCTATCAAAACTTTAGTGCAGCTTATACAGACTGTGATCCAAACGGTCCGATCGTTGCAGCAAGTACTCCGGTATTACAAAGCGATGGTACTGCACTTGTTGATGGCGATTTGTGGATTGATACTAGTGATTTAGAAAACTATCCACAGATTTATCGCTTTAATGCAAATCTATTAAACACACCTGTAGCTAATCGTTGGCAACTTCTAGACAAGTCAGACCAAACATCAGAAAACGGTGTACTATTTGCCGATGCACGTTACAACACAGCAGGTGCAAATAGCAGTAGTGCAGGCGATATTGATGCATTATTAACATCAGATTACCTAGATCCAGATGCACCAGATCCAGCACTATATCCAAAAGGTATGTTGCTATGGAACCTAAGACGTAGTGGATTTAATGTTAAGAAGTTTGTTCGCAACTACATTGATGTAAATGACGACAACATTCGTTTAGGTGATGCTGCAATGGACTTATACTACCCACACCGTTGGGTTACTGAGTCAGGCAACCAAGGTGACGGTTCAGGTAGCTTTGGACGTAAAGCACAGCGTAAAGTTGTTGTACAGGCGCTACAAGCAATGGTTAACAGCAATGACGAAATCCGCGACGATGAATCGCGTATCTTTAACTTGATGGCAACACCTGCTTACCCAGAGCTAATTGGCGAAATGATTAGTTTAAACTATGACAGAGGTCTAAGTGCCTTTGTTATCGGAGACACGCCACCGAGACTAGAGCCAAATGCAACAGCTTTAAACAATTGGGCAACTAACCAAGCACTAGCACCAGAAGACAATGACGACGGTCTAGTAAGTAGAGACGAATACTTTGGTATCTTCTACCCATGGGGCTTTACAAGTGACAATGCAGGTAATAATGTTGTTGTACCACCGAGCCACATGATGCTACGTACTGTTGCACTGAGTGACCAAGTTAGCTACCCATGGTTTGCACCGGCAGGTACAAGACGTGGCGGTATTACTAATGCTACTGCAACTGGTTATGTTAACAGCGAAGGCGAATTTGTAACTGTAGCACTTAACGAAGGACAGCGTGATACACTATACGCACAGAATGTTAACCCGATTACATTCATTAGCGGTGCTGGTCTTGTTAACTACGGACAGAAAACTCGTGCAAGAGGTTCAAGCGCACTAGACAGAATTAACGTTGCACGTTTGGTAATTTACTTACGTTCACAGTTAAATCAGTTAGCTAAACCTTACATCTTTGAACCAAATGATAAAATCACACGTGATGAGATTAAGCAGCAAGCAGAAAGTTTGATGCTTGAGTTAGTTGGTCAAAGAGCACTATATGACTTCTTAGTAGTTTGTGACGAGTCAAACAATACTCCAAGCAGAATTGATAGAAATGAACTATACTTAGACATTGCAATTGAACCAGTTAAAGCAGTAGAATTTATTTACATTCCACTACGCTTGAAAAACACAGGAGAAATTGCAGGACTATAAGCAATAAAATGAGCCCCTGAAATATGGGGCTCAAATTTGCTAAATACTTGCAACAGGAGAATAAAGAATGGCAATTTCAACACTATCAAAAATTACAGTTCCTCTAGCAACCGGCGACAGCGCTGCAAGCCAAGGCTTATTAATGCCAAAGCTACAATATCGTTTCCGTGTTACTTTAGAAAACTTTGGTGTAAGCACACCTACAACAGAATTAACAAAGCAAGTAATTGACGTAACCCGTCCCACTGTTAGCTTTGAAGAAATTCCAATTGAGGTTTATAACTCACGTGCATACCTAGCAGGTAAACACACTTGGGATCCGATTACATTAAATCTAAGAGAAGATGTAAACAACAACGTACAAAAACTTGTAGGCGAGCAGTTACAGAAACAGTTTGACTTTTTCGAGCAGTCGAGTGCAGCAAGTGGACAAGATTATAAGTTTGTAACACGTATTGAAATATTAGACGGCGGCAACGGTGCTAATACACCGAACGTACTCGAAACATTTGAACTATACGGTTGCTTTGTACAAAACGCAGCCTATAATCAGCTTTCATACAGTGCAAATGAACCAGTAACGGTTACATTAAGTATTCGCTTCGACAATGCATTACAAACTCCAGACGGAACAGGTATTGGCACAGCAGTTGGCCGTACAACAAGTACTCTAATAACTGGTGGCGGCGCCTAAAAAAACTAGAAGCCATTCTATACTACAAAAGGGAGCCATTGCGCTCCCTTTTGTTATTATATGCGTAGTTTATTTTAAAGGATAAATATTTATATGGCAAGTAAGTTTAAAGGTTTTTTAGATAATTTAGCAAATGGCGTTTTAAGTCCAAAAGGCAATATGGCCGACTGGCAACACGCTAGTCGATTGTACGTTGTTGATAATTTAAAACATGCTCCTAAATTAGGGTTTCTATACCATGTTACATTCTATCTAACAGAAAACGCTAAAAGCATTATTCCAGAAGTTGATCAATACAAGCACGAAATTGGTATGTTAGTTAAATCAGCCGATCTTCCGGGATTTACTGCAAGCGTTGAAACACTAAACAAGTATAATAGAAAAAAGAATGTACAATCAAGATTAGATTATAATCCTATTAATATTGCATTTCATGATGATAATTATGGTGCTACAACTGCACTGTTAGAAGCTTATTTTAAATATTATTTTGCTGATGGTAAAAATTCATTAAGCAACGGTGCTTATGGGAACAGACGTACTGGTGACACTACATATGACGGCCCTGGCACAAACACATTTGCGTTTGGTATGAACAATAATACACCAGCAGTTCCTTTCTTTGATAGAATTGAAATTGCCCAAATGTCTCGCAAGGGTTATACAAAGTACACATTAGTTAACCCAATTATATCAGCATGGTCGCATGACACTGTAGAAAATTCCGCTAACAGTCCTTTAGAAAATACAATAACATTAAATTACGATACAGTGTTTTATGATAGAGGACACGTTGAAGCTGGAGAAAACGGTAATCCTGCAGGATTTGGACGAACTGATCATTATGATAGTACACCTAGTCCTATTAGTCCACTTGGTGGCGGCCAGCTTGGAATAGACGGCCAATTTGGCGTCGGCATAGACTTGTATGAATACATAACTCAAGGAAAGAATTTTGACAATCCTTTTGAAGCAGCTATTGCAGGTGTTAATTTATACAGAAGTGTTAGAGAAAACGGAGTAGAAGGCCTACGCGAAGGTGGCTTTAGAATATTAACAGATGCAATTGGGTCAGCTGCTGGAATTGACGTAAGCGGTGTTGCACAAACATTTTTTCCTAAAACTGGCGGCACTGGCGGCGCTAAGGAATTAGTTATTGCTACGGCTGTAGCTGCCGGAGCACGAGCAATTAGTCAGTCAATATCTACAACTACAGGAGATGTAAATCCTCAGCAACAAGACGATGCTAGATTTCAAAGTTTTCTTAGAGATTATCAGTCAACTGGCGGAACAGGCGGAGTCAATGGTGCGAGAGCTACGTATAATAGACTATCACCTGCTGCTAAAGCACAATATAGTTAAGGATTCATAAATGACAAATTTACCTACAGAAAAAGCCACTAATACAAGTGACAAGGGTGTAACAAATTTTTTTAATAATTATTTTTCAGAAACACTTACATTTCCGACAAATCAAGTTGATGCAGTAATTTCATTTTTTACTAAACGTGGATTTGATAAATCTGCTGCAATATCAGTTTCTACAACTTTATTACAACAGGCTAAACTTGATAATGTAAATGTGTTTAAACTTTTAGATACATTAAAAGGTCTATCAGAACTTCAATTAAGTGCAATTGTTACAGAAGTTTTAAATTATAATAGAGAACGTTCAAGTACTTTAGGATTTAAAAGAACAGAGTCTTCTAATAAGACAGAAAAAAGGAACATTGTAGTTTGATATGCCTAGATTTGCTCAAGGAAAATTTACTCTAAAGTTTCCTAAAAAATATATAGGAACACGAACACCGACATATAGATCGAGTTGGGAATTTCATTTTATGAAATTTTGTGACGAACATCCTAGTGTTGAAAAATGGGCAAGTGAAAGCATACGAATCCCTTACAGAAATCCATTAACTGGTAAACATACAATTTATGTTCCTGACTTCTTTATTGTATATGCTGATAAAGGCGGAAAAAAGCGAGTTGAATTAATTGAAGTAAAACCGGCTAGCCAAGCTTATCGTGAAAAGGTAGGACGTTCTCGAGTTAATCAAGCAAGTTATATTGTTAATCAAGCAAAGTGGGAAGCTGCTTCTGCATATTGTAAACAAAAAGGAATTATATTCCGTATTATAACTGAACACGACATCTTTCATCAAGGTGGCAAACGTAGATAAATAATAGTAGCATATAATGGAAAGCCGCTATGACTAAAAAATTAGAAGAACTATTAAATTTACCTGACTCTAAAGACATTGTTAACAATGCAAAAGAAGAAGATAAAAAGACTAAAAAAGAAACTGCAATTTCAGAAGCTCATGATGCTGTCCGAGATATACAAGAACTTGACAAAATAACCGCAGCATTACCTAAAGTAAAAGGCCTAGGCGACAAAGGCGATGACGAATTAGAAGACATTGCTCAACGTGCATTAAATAGTTACGAAGAATTAATGGATCTTGGTATGAATGTTGAGAGTCGTTATAGCGGCCGTGTGTTTGAAGTTGCAGGTAGTATGCTAAAGACAGGCTTAGATGCTAAAGTTGCTAAATTAGATAAGAAACTAAAAATGGTTGAACTTCAACTTAAAAAAGAAAAATTAGATAGAGACAGCTCACCAGGTGACGGAGACATAGTAAACGGCGACGGGTATGTAGTTACAGACCGTAATAGTTTATTAGAGAAACTCAAGAATATGGATAAATAATACAAAGCGAGACAGAAATATGAAAAGTTTTTCAGAATATTTAACAGAGTCTAAAAAGACTTATGATTTTAAAATTGGTATAGCAGGTGAGTATGCTGCTGAATGCAAGTCAAAACTAGAAGATGCATTAGGCAAGTTTGGTGTGCTAAAAGTTACTGACGGTAAACGAGTACCTATATCTAAGCGTCCTTTAGATTTTCCACAATTAGAAAATATCGATGTAACTTACTTCGAAACTGAAGTTACATATCCAACTACTACACAAGTTTTACAAGAATATCTTGGAAAATGTTGTAATATTCCACAAAGTAATATTATTGTGAGAGATCCACTTGCACCGCAAGAAGAATATCAAGAAGAAAAAAAAGAAACTCCATACGAAGCAATGCTTAATGTCGAAGACATGGGTGGGGAAAGCGCACAGGAGTCTGTGGCAGGCAATCGAACAATGGACTTATTAAAAGAATTAGAAAAAGCCCGTCAAGAGAGAGAAATTGATCCGATGGAAGGTGCGCCTGTGGGCGAATCGAGTGACATTGACGATTCGGAAAACACAAAAGCAGTCGTAGGAGGCTAATACAATGGATATGAAAAAAATCTTAGAAAATATGGATTCAGCGGCAGCAGGCAATAAGCCGTCAGTAGCAGGATCAAATGTTAACGATATGAAGACTATTTTAGAGTCTATACAATCAGTTGAAGAATGCGGTATGGCAGAAATGCCAATGGAACCGGAAGAAAAAGTTTCAATGAACGTCACGATGAGTGCACGTGGTGATGCAGTTGAAGATTTAATTAAACTAATGGGAGGAGCTGCTGCGCCTCAAGAAGCACCAATTAGTATGCCAATGCCTGTACAAAAACAACTTCCATCACCGGATATGCACGACGACGAAATGGGCGATATGAAGAAGATGATGAAAATTGCATCGGACGGGCCGGGCGATTCAGTATTAGATGTTGACATTGACGGAGATCATCAGCCTGATATTGCATTAAAACCAAATGATGATGTCGAAGAAGAGTGGGATAATGCACCAGAAGAAGAATACAGCGACACAAAAACAATGATCAAAGATTTGTCAGGTGGTATTAACCGTGAAAAGAAAGCATATAAAGCTACACAAGATGGCGATAATCCTATGGCACTTGAATCTTCAATTAAGGAACAACTTTGGGCAGCTTTACAAGAAAAACTTGCAACTGATTAAGAAAAAATAATCTACGGTGGGGTTACACCAAATAGGACCTGCGGGTCCTATTTTTTTGAGTAAATACAATATGGCAGCATCATTAGACGGCGTCTTAATTAAAAAGGCGAATAAGCAAGAAACATTTACCGAAGCACAAATAGACGATATCGTCAAGTGTATGGATCCTGACGAAGGATATTTGTACTTTGCTCGCAAGTTTGCATACATTCAACACCCTGTAAAAGGCAAGCTGTTGTTTGATCCTTATGAGTATCAGTTGCGATTGATGCATAGCTATCACAATTATCGTTTCAACATCAATATGATGCCTAGACAAACAGGTAAGACCACATGTGCTAGTATCTACTTAGCATGGTATGCAATGTTTAATCCAGACCAAACTATTCTTGTAGCAGCACACAAATACACAGGTGCGCAAGAGATTATGTCACGCATACGCTTTGTGTACGAAACTTGTCCAGATCATATTAGAGCAGGCGTTACAAGTTACAACAAGCAATCAATTGAATTTGAAAATGGATCACGTATTGTAGCACAAACTACAACGGGCAACACAGGACGTGGTATGAGTATCTCGTTACTATACTGTGACGAGTTTGCATTTGTGCAACCCAATATCGCAGAAGAGTTTTGGACTTCAATATCACCTACACTAGCAACAGGTGGTCGTGCTATTATTACAAGCACACCTAACTCAGATGAAGATACATTTGCTACTATTTGGAAACAAGCAGAAGAAAAATTTGATGCACACGGCAACGAACAAGAACTAGGCACAAACGGTTTTCACAGTTTTGTTGCACAATGGGACGAACATCCTGATCGTGACGAAGTGTGGAAAACTGAAGAAATTGGCCGCATCGGTGAAGAAAAGTTCCGTCGTGAATACGGTTGTGAATTCCTAGTATTTGACGAAACACTAATCAATAGTTTAACGCTAGCAGCTATGGAAGGCGGTTCGCCTATACTTAACATGGGCCAAACACGCTGGTATAAGAAACCTACTAATCAATACACATATGTTATTGCACTTGATCCTAGCATGGGCACAGGAGGCGACAATGCTGCTATACAAGTATTTGAGTTACCTAGTTACGAACAAGTAGCAGAGTGGCAACACAATCAAACTGCTATACCTGGACAGATTCGTGTACTAAGTGATATCTGTAAATATATTGCAGACGAAACTAGAAATCCAAATGGTGTTTACTGGAGTGTAGAAAATAATGGAATCGGCGAAGCGGCACTAATAGTTATAAATGATTTTGGAGAAGAGAATATACCAGGATTGTTTATATCAGAACCTATGCGTAAAGGACATGTGCGTAAATTCCGTAAAGGATTTAATACAACGCATAGCACTAAAATTACAGCTTGCAGTCGATTAAAGACTATGGTTGAAAACAACAAAATGACAATTAGAAGTAAACCGTTACTATCCGAGTTAAAAGGATATGTAGCAACCGGAAGTAGTTTTCAAGCTAAAAGCGGAATGACTGATGATTTAGTAAGTGCAACACTATTGTCTTTAAGAATGATGACTGTTCTTAAAGATTGGGACCCTAGAGTGTACGATACTTTCAACCAAGCAGAGCGAGATGAAGATTATGAAGCACCAATGCCTATCTTTGTTAGCACCAACTATTGATAAATAATATTATGAAAAGCCTTGATAATATAGCAGAAGATTTATTTAATAAAATACGTGGACGTTTTCCTAGTGTAACCATAGGTGATCAGGATGGAAAAATAACAAACGATCCGTTGGTCGCTAGATTCTTTGATTTTGATTACAAAGAAGGTGATCGTAACGTCGGTAAAGTAAGCATTAGTATTAGTGAAGAAAAACTTTCCATAATGTATAGCAATAGTTTCGTTGAAAACGAAGATACCGTTACTAGACAAAACTGGTATGATTTTTTAAAAGAGTTAAGAGTATTTGCAAGAAAAAGGCTATTACAATTTGATACTAGGGATATAACAAAATCAAACTTAGATAAACGAGATTATAAATTCTTAGCACAACAGCAAGGCGGAGAGACAACTATGAGCGAGTCAAAAATGTATGGTACTAGTAAACAGAGCTACCAAAATATCGGTAATGCTAGATTAAGCATTAAACACACTGAAACTGTAAATCAAGAAATAGCAGCTGGCCGCACACAAAAAATTGGCGCTATATATGTTGAAAATGCAGATGGTGAAAGATTTAAATATCCTTACAAACATCTAAATGGTGCAAGAGCAATGGCACGTCATGTTGCTGAAGGCGGTAAACCGTATGATGATTTTGGCAAGCATATTACTAGTTTAAGTGAAGAACTTGCTAACCTGCGTAAATTTAAGACTTACATGAATCGCTCAAGTGTAATGGCCGAAAGTTTAGCAGAATACGCTGACGTTATTGCTGAAAGACTTAACACTATTAAAAAGACTGTTGCGTCTTTACAAAAAGAAACTTATTACAAAGAAGCAGTTAGTTCGTATGAAGTGCCTGTAATGGAAGATGTGCCATCAGACGTTGCAGAAAATTGGATTGAACAGTTAACTATCAAACAGTTTAACGAAGATTTAAAAGACGTGTTTCCTTTTGTTTACAAGTTAGTAAGTGAAGCAACCCGAGCAACAGAACTAGGCCCAGACGATCTACTAGGCGAAGAAGAAAAAGGTGCTATCAAAGACACGTATCTTAATAAGAAAACAAAGGAAGAAATTGAACTAGAATCAGCTTTTGAGTCCGCGCTAGGTCAGTTTTCAGATGAAATATGCGAAGACTGCGGCAACCAAAGCTGGACTACATTAGGCATGACTGAAGAAGAAATTGAAGAAAGCGAAAGACACGGAAACAGCGCAATTTACGACAAGTGTTGGAAAGGCTATTCAAGAGTTCCAGGCACAACGGCAGGTGAACCAGGTAGTTGTAAAAAGAACGAAGGCGATGAGATTGACGGACCAGACGGCGAAAAGATTAAATTAGAAAAAGATGAACAAAAGACTCCATTAGGCGAGTTTATACTATCTTACTACGATAGAGAAAACGGAACTTTTCCTAAAGGCGAAACAGCAATCTTAACAATGATTGAAAAAGACTACGGTGAGGAGTATATTGATCCTGCTAAGTCGTTTATCGAAGCAATAAACACTAAGTTTGAACAAATTAACGGATATAAAGATCCTGAACTAGTCGAAGACGATGATGATCTTTATACTGTACAAAAAGGTGACACAGTATATAGTTTATCAAAACAATCAGGAACACCAGTTGGTGATATCATTGAAATTAATGGTCTAGACGATAGTGCAGCAATCCAAGTAGGACAGCAACTAAGAGTTCCAGGTATTAACCAAATTGGTGCAAGTCCGGCAACTCCAGGAGCAACAAGAGGCATCGATCCAAAAGATAACTATAGCAAAGACGACTTCGAAAGACTTGTAAACCAAGGAACAACTGAAGAGTTTAATGATATTAAGAAATTAGCAGGGCTATAATAGTCCTGTTATAAGTTTTTTAAGTTTTTCTTTAAAAAAGACTTGACTTAGTTTGTAAAGTACAGTATACTTATAACTGTGCTACAAACAATTAGGCACAGTGTAGAAATACACATAAGCACATAGGCATAACATTTTAGGAGGCATTAACTATGGCATCATTAGCAGAAATCCGAGCAAAGCTCAAAGAACAAGAAGCAGGCGCTTCGAACAACCGTCAATCAAACGGCGGCGACAACAGCATTTACCCATTTTGGAATATCAAAGAAGGCGAAAGCGCAACACTGCGTTTCCTACCTGACGGCGATGTAGACAATACTTTCTTTTGGAAAGAGCGTCTAGTTATTAAACTTCCATTTGCGGGTGTTAAAGGCGAAACAGATTCACGCCCAGTACAAGTACAAGTACCGTGTATGGAAATGTACGGCGACAGCTGTCAGATCCTACAAGAAGTACGTGGATGGTTTAAAGACCCAAGCCTTGAAGACATGGGTCGTAAATACTGGAAAAAGCGTAGTTATATCTTCCAAGGGTTTGTAACAGACAACCCGCTAGCCGATGATACTACTCCTGAGAATCCAATTCGACGCTTTATTATTGGTCCACAAATCTTCCAGATCATTAAACAAGCACTTATGGATCCAGACATGGAAGAATTGCCAACAGATTATACTGCTGGTGTAGACTTCCGTCTTAACAAAACATCCAAAGGCGGTTACGCAGACTATTCAACATCTAACTGGGCACGTAGAGATCGTCCACTTGGTGATACTGAAATGGCTGCGGTTAATGCACATGGATTGTTTAATCTTAGTGACTTCCTACCTAAAAAGCCAGGCGAAGTTGAACTTAACGTCATGAAAGAAATGTTCGAAGCGTCAGTGGACGGTGAAGCATTTGACATGGATCGTTGGGGTCAATATTTCCGTCCAGCAGGTATGGCACAGCGTACAGGTGATCCAAACACACCAAAAGCAGCTACACCAGCACCAGCAGCAGCACCAGCAACACCAGTAG